GAACGAATGTCTCGTACATCGTTCTGGCGCTGGTCACGGTCAGCGGCGGCACGGCGCAGTGCATCGACCTTCGCGGCTACGTTTTCAAGTGTGAGCGCCATGCGGTCTCCTCCTTACTTGGTGAGCGCCCTTAGGCGCTCATACTTCTCTTCGGTCTCGTGGCCATCCCACTTGGCGCGAGAGGACCACGTCACGTGATCGAATAGATCACGATCGTCCGGAGAGATGTGCCAAGTCATCTGTCCGGCTGGAGTCTCGATGATGCACACCGCCCACTCCGGCTCGGAAGGATCGGTGTATCCGATCGTTGATGGATACAGGCTCGCCAGGTGCGCCACTAGGTAGGCGCGCTCCCGGTAGACGTTCACGCCTGCGGTACCTTGAGCTTGTCCCAGGTAGTCTTGCCCGGGTAGCCATCAGCGTCCTTGCCGCTGTAGCCAAGCTTCCTCTGCCACCAGGCGTAAGCCTTGATGTCGCCGCGCTCGAACTTCTGAGACGGGCCGACACTGTATCCCTTGTAGCCCTCGGCTACAAGTCGCTTGCCCATCGCGAGGACGAGCGGGTGGTTCTGTCCGAGACGGAAGAACCCGGAGCCCGGGAATGGGGCGTAGACGGGCTTGGGCTTGGGCGCTGGCACCGAAGTGCCAGGCTCTAGCTTCCCGGCCTTCACGAGGGCGTACAGAGGCTCTCCTGGGCACGAGGTCGGGTGACCGTCCCTGTGGCCCTTGATCTCCTTACCAGCCCCGTAGGAGCGGAGGTAGGCGATGGCGTCCTTGATGCCCTCGATCATCTCTGGAGTAGGCGTAGTGTCTCCCTCGTTGCCGAGGAGAGCCATGACTGCGTAGTGGGCCCTGTTGAGCTCCTGGTTCCCGTTGGCCCCTGTGCGCTTCCGCTTACCGCGACCCTCGAATACGTGGCCATGACGGCACACGAGGAGGTTGTACGCGATGTCGGAGTAGTTCTCCGTAGGATGCGCCAGGTGGCTCTTCCTGATCGCCTTGACGAGCGACACGCACTGATCGTGTGTCGCGCAGCGGACCTCGGTCCCCTCATAGTGGATCTTCACTCCCTTGGTGGTCAGCTGCTCTGATGCATCTGACGCAGGCCAACCCAGTTCGGCTCGGCTTACGAACTTCACAGTACCCATCCGTTCTGGATGTCAGCCTGGTGAGCGAACTCCAGGTCGATCATCACGTGCTCTCGTCGGTCCCTTGCGGACGCGAACTCATTGTGCATGCTGATAGTGGACCCCAGGTTGTTCATGAGATCGCGGGCAGCGATCTCTGCGAACCACAGGGCCATGACGCAGTCGGTCTTCTTCTTGGTCTTGACACCTGGGGGCATCGGCTCCCAGGTGGTGAGCTGCTCGATCAGAGCCTTGACACCCTCGCTCGTGGCACGTGGCAGGCGGATCAGGTTGGTGCCCCTGTCGTAGCCATCGAACAGGCTGGACATCGAGGCGACACCGAAGTCGGCGTCCCACTTGTTCGAGCCGGTGAAGTGCTCCCTCAGCGCGCAGCCTCGCACGCGGAGGAACTGGTTGATGTCCTCGTCCTGTGTGACCATCATGTTCATGGCGTTCTTCTCGATACGCCACTCGTTGATGCGGTACGTGACCGTCAGTTCCTTGATCTTGTCGAAGATGTCCTTGGGCTTGAGGCCGCCCTTGGTCCACACGTCAACGATCCAGCGGACGCCAGTCATGCGGTCTACGGCCATCACGACGGCGGCAGAGTTGCCGGTCATCGCGGGGTCGAAGCCACCGATCACATAGGTTCCGTCCATGCCCAGGTCTCGACATCCGGGGTTGCCCCTCTCCATGCGCCCGATGGGGCGCATGCCATCGATCGACCCGTTCACCATGGCGGTGGAGAAGATCGCATCCTCGACCATGGACTCCTGCATGTAGGTGAGAGCCCACTTGCGAGGTGACATCGTGCTGCGCTTACGGCGCAGCTTCGGTCCGGTCCACATGTCGTAGAGGCCGTCCTCGTTCGCACCTCCTTCGGCGCGACCCTTCTTGGTGACGGGAGGACGGTTGGTGTGAGGCCAGAGGGTTTCCCAGTTCTCAGGATCCTCGTCGTACGCCAGCACCGCTGGCTGCCTCAGGTACGTCCACGGCGACTCTTCGTCTCCGTAGTGCTCTCGCTTCATGATCTCGCCGTAGAGATCCACGGGGGCCATGCGCGTACCGATGAGGAGGATCTGACCGCCGGGGTCAGCCAGGCGGGAGTAGACCTCACCCTGGAGCCAGTCCATCTGCTTCTGGAACTCGTGGGCGTTCTTACCGACCACGCAGTCATCGAGGATGATGAGGTCGGCTCGGGCTCCGTAGATCTGACCACCGATACCGATGGCCTGGACCGTAGGGTCCTTCTCTCCGGAGTCTCGGCCGGAGGCGTTCACGTAGATCTCGGTCGCCGTCCAGGCGGACGAGTCTCCGTCGAACCCACCGTCTGGGGCGAAGTCGACCTGGAGCTTCTGGTAGTTCCTGTTCTCCGAAGCCAGTCGGTCCTTGATGCCTCGGAGGAAGCGCTTGGCCATAACCTCGGTCTGCGACACGATGATGATACGGACGTTGGGATCCTCGCAGATCCGGTACGTCGAGTAGTTGATCGTCAGGGTCGTGGACTTGGCGTGCTCGGGCGGAGTGTTGACCAGGATGAAGTCAGGGTCACCAGGGATGTACTCCTGGTTCTCGTGGAGGTTCCTGGGCTCCCTGCGCTCCAGCAGGTCGTACCACTGTAGGTGGTGATTGAAGAGCTTGGTGTCGAGGTACTCCTCGCACCAGTCAGGGAACGAAGCGATCTCCTTGCGGTTCTGCTCGGCTTCGTCGTTCCCGCCTCTGATGAGGCGGAGCCTGTCCATCTCCTCGCGGAACGAGGCGTCACTCTGTCGCAGGTACTTGTACTGGGCCAGGGTGAGGCCCATGTCGAGCAGGGCCTCCTTGACGCTCTTGCCGTTCTTTGCATACTGGATGAACGTGGCCTTGCGGACCTTCGTGTCCGTCTGAGCCTTCTGTAGGCTCTTGACCCTCTTGGGGGCGGTAGGCTTCTCGGGCTTGTACTCCCTCGGCTTCTTCGTCGTGATGGAGCCGTCAGGCCTCTTGTATACCGTAGCCATCCTGCCGCTCACCCCCTCTTTGTGCACCTAGTTGCATATCCCTCTTAGAGGGTCTTAGTTCTTTTGGTCTGACCAAATGTCTTAGCAGCTCCACCGCCGCTGGGCGGTGGGGCATCAGTGGAGAGAAGATCCCGCAGTTCCTGAGCTGAGGGAGTCTTAGAGCTCTCAGTAGAGACGATGTGCTCGACGTGCTCGGCACCCCGACCCCCTCCTGGGGGAGGGTGTCTGCCGTTAGCGTCGTTGTCATCGTAGTCTCACTTAGTACTTAACCCGTCTTTTGCGGTTTTCTGGACCATGTGATTGTAACAACTTGGTAACGTCACTGTGTCCAGGCTCAGAGCCCTTGTGCCGCAAGGGTTGTGGTGGGGTGTGTGACGGACGTCACAGTCATTTATGACAGATTCTAGGTGGGACTGACACCCCCCCTTCGGCGCTCGTTTAACAACCCCCGGGTCACGTACCAGGGCAACTGGGACATCTCGGGATACCCCCTGGGGGTACCTCGGTGCTCAGATGAGCGGTGCCTGTGCTCAGGTGAGCGGGCCTCGTGTGTGCGCGCGGGCATGATGCGTGTGCATGTGTATGCGTGCGCGTGGGTACCTATGCGCGTGCGGGTACCTGTGTGCGTCCATGTGCGCAACGTGGCCAGTGTCAAGGAACGCGTGCGTGCAGAACCCCTGCAAACCATGGCTAGCAGCGCTAGATTCCTCAGAATCCACGGATTATCAGCGAGATGACATGGATTTGGGGGGTGGGGACAGTCCATCCACCTTCGATCCAGTGGTTCAGCCCATCATCCTACCTAACCCTACGTAGCGGTAACACGGATCTTCGTAACTTTGCGTGCATCTCTGTACCAACCCATGTACCAGCACACCCCCTCTGACCTGCGGTTCTTGACACATCCCGGCCAGGAGAGGAGTGTTCTCCCTGTCAGCACGACGGCCCAGCAAGACCGGGCCGGAGAGCTGGCGAAGGACCTTGACACACGGAGCAAGTGCGTGAGAGGTTCTGAGCAAGCCACAGACGGCCCCTCAGGGGGCCGAGGAGCTACCAGCACGATGCCAACCTACGGGGAAGCGTGCGGGGCGCCTGGAGGGGCCTTTACGGACCTCCTAGGGGCAAGCAAGGGACCTTGACAGCACTCACCGAGTGTGGAAGGGTTCACCCCAGCAAGACAACGCAAGGCCCCCGGACATCCTGGCTTCCACAGCAGGCTCTGAAAGGCAGGGACTGCACCTTGAGAACTGAAAAGTGAGATAAGACTTGCCTAGGGCAGGGGTGTGTAGTAAGCACCTTGGCGGTGCGGCGTAAGCCGCGCTGCTCGACCCCCGTAACTAGGCAAGCTGTGCAGGCTAGGGAGCCTGCGCCGCATGGGTACATCGCTGTCCATGTGAGCGTAGATTGCTGAGTCGTACGTACCGGATAGTGGCGCTCTGAGCAACCGTAGGGGCGCGCTGGATCTTGGATAACGAGGATCGCTCAGACACGTGACTTGTCCGTGCTCTGATCCGCTAGGCCATGCCCGACGGCGTACACGTCCCCTGGCGCGGCAGCGTAAGCTGCCCGCTGATGACTCCACTTGTGGTGTCGTCGTAAGTCCTGCACATCTTTCCCCCCTTGTTGTCGGGGCGCTAGGTCATTCGTGGTCTAGTGCTCCGGCGGAGAGGTCGTCCGCCCCGATGGGGGCGGCCTCTGCGGGAGTCAGAGACATACCGAGCTCTGGCCCTTAACCCAAGGGGAAGACATGACCATCGTCGAGGTCATCAACAAGCTGCGTAACCAGCACCTTCGTGGTTTCATCACGGACGCTGAGTACGCTGCACAGCTTGGTGACGCTGCGATCCGTGAGGCGCAGTCCGTGGTCAACAGGTACACCGTGGTTCTGTTCGATGTCCACGGTGACTACACCACCAAGATGGAGAACCTGCGTCTCAGCGACGTCAAGGTCTACTTCGAGTGCGGTGACTGTGACGACCACGTGACGCTGTGCCCTGCCTGTGAGGGCAAGGTGCAGTTCCTCCTGACCCATGGCCAGGTCATTCAGTCGAAGAACCTCTTCGAGCAGATCGTCTCCGTCTTCAAGGAGGCGTGACCATGGCTAAGTACCGCCTCGCAACCCCTGGCGTCAAGTGTGCTGGGGGTTGCCGCTCCGAGCGTCCGGCAGTCCACGTGGTAGCCTCCAGGGCCCTGTGTGGCTTCTGCTCTCCGTACGACACCAAGGAGAGTAAGGCGCAGTACCGCAAGTGGCTCAAGAACACACGCACCACCTGTCAGTGACCACGGAGAGCGCGCCCCGTAAGGGGCGCGTTGTCCCGGCATCACTGCCGAAAACAAGGGAGAGAGACCTTGAAGCACGAGCTTGAGTTCAACGAGGCTTTCATGAACATGACTAAGGGTGCAGCCCGTGCCCCCGGCACGTCCCGCAAGGGACGTGTTCGGAGGACGAGTGAGACACCCGTCGTGTTCGCTAAGGACGTGGCACAGATCGCCAAGTCCAAGGTGAGGCCCGGAGTGGACCCCAAGACTCTCAAGTACACCCGCGTCAGTGCCACGGAGTTCAACATCACGTTGCGCTCCGGTGGCGAGCTCATCGCCGTCGTCCGTAAGGACTCCGGCAAGGGCAAGCGTGGTGGCTACTCGTACAGGCTCATCGGAGAGCGCAAGGGCCACTCGGGCTTTGCGTCGATGCGTGAGTTGGTGGCCCGTGTGGCCACCAAGATCTGAGGATCCAAGTACGTGGCTAAGTACGTAGAGACTCTTAGTACTCACGGAGACGACAAGAAGGCCGCTTCGGCGGCCATGGTGGAGATGGCTAGGTTCCTGACTCGTCAGGGACGTGGTAAGACCCACTACGTGAAGGTGGTCACCCGCAAGGGTGACTACCATGTCGAACTCTATGAGCGCTAAGTCCTCTTAGAGATCTTCGTTCCGGGCCCCTTTGGGGGGGCCCGGTCTTAGTGGGTCTTAGTTGGTACCTCTGACGGTACCGGACTGTCAAGTCCTTGTCCACTCCAGAGAGAGTAGTACAATGGTTGCTACAAAGATGTACACCACGGCCCCTGGGCTGCCCGTAAGGCAGCACCTGAGGGGAATCAACGTGGGAGTGGGCGGTTGGCCCTACTACGCCCTTCTGGACGCCGCTGACGGCACTCGACTCCAGGTCGAGTGGTACCCGATGACGGAAACCTGGATCGTGTTCTGTGATTGATCATGGCTACTCTGAGCCACCGCCCCTAACGGGCGGTGGTTGAGACAGCACCATGATTGTGGTGTGTAGTGACAAGGGGAGAGAACATGAGTGACACCGCTGACCTTCACGTGTCTCCGTCGCAGGTCGTTACGATGACCGGCATGAGTGTGCACAACGTGCGCAAGCTCGTGCTCGCCTTCATCGAGCCCAAGTTCAAGTCGGGCTCGTTCTCCTTCTACCTCCGCACGGAGGTCGAGGAGTACATCGAGCTGCACGGCCACATCCTGTCCCTGTTTAAGGTCAAGCCCCGCAAGGGCGAGACCGAGGGAGAGGCCGTGGAGCCCGAGACCGAGACGTCCGACGAGGACGTCCAGGACGAGAGCTGAGGGACATGGAGTTCAAGGTTTCTTACGGCAGGTCCATGTGGGCGTACGTCTGCCTGGACTCCAACAGTGCCGGTCTGGACGACGTGGAGGACATGGACGACAGAGCAATCTGTCTCGCCTCCTACATCGTCCGCGAGTGCATCGAGGATGCCGACGGATGGGCGACGTTCAGTATGGACGACGTCATCGTTACTGAGATCTTCGGCGAGAGCAGCCACCAGGGTGCTGACACCCTGGATCCGCCCCTGCCCGACAACCACGGCACCTTCGAGGCGCTGGTCGAGCAGTGCGAGACGCTTGTGAAGCTCCACGACCTCCTGGAGGACAACGAGCACAGCCTTGACAGGCTGCTCGCCACGATCGTCCACCAGGAGTGGGACTCGTTCGACTTCGACGACACCAAGTACTGGGACGAGCAGCTCTTCACGTCCTTTGACGAGGGCGACTACGAAGAGTTCGCCAAGTACGAGATGGAGACGTGCGACACGGAGATCCCGGAGCACCAGCACAAGTACTTCGACTTCGATCAGTACGGCCAGGACCTCCTGGAAGACGACTACTACCACACCACGTTCAACGGTGTGACGTACGTCTTCAACAAGTGCTAGATCCGAACGACACTCGGGCCGGTCACCCCTCAGGGGGTGCCGGTCCTTTGAGCTGTTCGGCTCACATCAGTGCCCAACAAGGGGAGAGACACATGAACACCACCGACGCCACGTACGACGCCCGCGTTCTCAAGGGCGTCGAGAGGCTGAACGCGGTCAAGGGCTACGACTGGATCAACATGATCGATCCGGCCAAGCTGTCCCTGATCTCCGGAGACTTCTGCGTGCTCGGTCAGATCTACGGCGGGTACCACACCGGCCTGAGCAAGCTCGGGCTGTCGTCGTACAACAACGACGCCGAGGACTACGGCTTCACCACCCTCTCGGCCGGTGACTCGTCGAACAAGAAGATCGAGGCCGCCTGGCGTCGATACCTCGCGTTCGACAACTCCGAGGTCCTGGAGGGCGCGAACTACAACGCCACGTGGTCGTACCTGCGCGTCGAGCAGATGCTGCGCATCAACGACAAGACGTGGTACGTCATCGTCCCCGGCGACATCGACACGAACACTCGGGAGTTCCGGGCCGACGTGTACGAGACGCCGCGCCTGTACTCCGCTCGGAACCTCGTCAAGAACTACAAGCGGCGTGTCGAGCTGCCCCTGGAGGGGCAGATCGTCAAGGGCAAGGACGGCGCGATCTTCTACATCGGCAAGGACGGCATGGCCTGGCGCATCGACACCGCCTCTGCGACCTGGCAGGGCGTGATGCGCGTGGCCAAGGACTTCGGCCCGCTGGAGGTCCTCAAGACCGCCAGCAACAACGAGTTCAACGCCACGAAGCTCTAGCGGCGGCACGCCGCCTTTGTGAGTGGCTTGCGCCATCTCACTAGATC